ATCGTGGACGTTCGTGGTGTACAGACGAGTTGGATCTATCGCAGGATGATTCATCACCTCAACGAAGTTGCTGCCATCCGTATCTAGTGCATACTCTGGAACCTTTTCGAACTTGCCCTCCTTGAGTTCAACACGGTCCTCCGACTTGCGGAAGGAGACCGCCTTGATGCCAGGAACACCACGCACCGCAATTGAGTTCAGGATAACTGACTGAACCTTCTTGAAGTTCGCATAGTCGTCATCCTCAACGAGTGTCTCCTTGACAAGGCGAATACGCATAACAAGCTTCTCGGAGTTGAAATCCGTATAGATCATATGAATCATATTTGTAAACTTCTGATTGAGAACATAGGCAACGTCATCCATCGTGATGTTGCGATTGAACATCACTTCACGATTGAACTCGAAACGTAGCATCCAGTAGCTATAAGGCTCAGGCGCCTCAGCTGCTTCAGGATTCGCGTCATCGTTCATCTTGCGCTGCTCAAAGAACTTGTAGAACTCGAGAAGTTCCTTGTCCTCAGGAACAACTGTATCCGCCGGCATTCCCTGATTCTTCGGATCATAGTAAAGACCCACAGTTGTCACAATATCACGCAGCATTGTAAGTTCCAAGTCCTGCGCGACTTCGCGAGCCTTCTCCTTGCTCTCACGGAACTCAGGTTTCAGATAGATCGTGAGCGAAGTTGCTTTCGGCGACTTGGTCACCTTGAACAGCTCCTTGAGTCGCGGTACTCCTCGAGTCATACCCGCCTTGGATGCCACACCTGCCAAGTGAAAGGTATTCAGAGTCATCTGTGTTGCCGGCTCGCCAATCGACTGTGCCGCAATAATACCCACCTGCTCACCAGGCTGTGCCCACGATGACCAGTTCTTAATTAGAATCTGCTCGCAGAGAGTATTGAATGCCAAGACCGTCATACGGTGCTTGACAACGGAGTTGTGCGGGCCCAAGTGGTAGCGCAACATCGCATTCCAGAGACGGTGGAACGGAAGTGTACGAGCACCCAACTCACGAATGCGATCCAGTACATACTCAGGTGTCAGATCAGTCAATGCATTCGGCTGCAGATTGAACTTGACCTTCAAATTCAGAATCATACGATCCAGATTCATCGGTCCAAAGAGACCCAAGGCACGGCCATTGCGGAACACGCCTTCAACCAGCATATTGCGATCAGCAATCATCGCATCAACTAGGCCATTGATCGCCTCCGCATTCTCAGTACGGCTAACAGAAAGGACCGTTGCCCACTCCACTCCCTGCAGACCAACAGTCCTGCGAATCTCCTCGTCCGAGAGACCGTGAATCGGCAAACCCTGCGTCTCCACCTTTGTGCAACTGAGTCCATCCTCACCATAGTGAAACTGTACAATGTTCATACGCGCATCACGCACTGTGCCGTCGTGCTGCGTCACCAAGTCCTCCATCGCCTTTACCATCTGACGCTGAATGTAGCCCGTTTCAGCCGTCTTTACAGCTGTATCAATCAAACCTTCACGACCCGACATCGCGTGAAAGAAGAACTCCTGCGGCGTCAGACCCTTCACGAAGCTGTTCTCAACGAAACCACGTGCCTCTGCGCCGTCATCGAACTTCTTGTAGTGCGGCAGTGTTCTGTCAGTGAAGCCATACGGAATACGGCGACCCTCAATGTTCTGCTGCCCAACACAGGCCACCATCTGTGATACGTTAATTGTGCTGCCCTTCGAGCCCGCCTTCAACATACTGATCATACGGTTCTCCGCAGCGAGCGCCTGCTGACCCAGCTTACCTAGCTCCTCAATGGCCTTGTTGAGCTTCGTAAACACCTGGCTCTCAAACTCATCCTGATTGGACTTACCCGTGTTATTATCGAATAAGTCCATATGCACCTGAAGAACAATCTCGTCGATTTCCTTCTTGCGCTGCTGAATGATCTCATTCATTCGGTCAAGCGTCTTTTCATCAGCAACAAGATCGCTCAGGCCTACACTGAAACCACTCATAACAAGATACGCCTCAATGGTGCTCTGCACAGAGTCCAGAAGGTTGACTGCAGCCGTCGCACCAAAGTCATTGTACGTAGAGTGCACAATGCCTACACCCGTGCGATTCAGTACATCATCATCCACAATGCCCTGTGTAATCATACCGTCGCGGATCTTGACCATATTGTTCTGGCTCGGATCATCATCGTACTGCTTGTTCTTGAGGTCAGTGTTGAGGGCAGGCAGAAGCATACTGAGAACCTGACGGCCATTCCACATCGGTGTTCCATTGATGATCTCAGGCGGCGGCAGAGTGCCATTGAACCTCTTGTTGTACATCATCAGATTCATAAATTCACGGCGATTGAAGTACTCACCCTGTCGCGTGATACGGTAGCAGCCCAGAAGTGCATCCTGAACAACCTTAATGACCGGCTTCTGGTGCCTCGGGCTAATCATCTGAAACGGAACTGCAGCGATGTTATGCAGCTCCTCAATCGCCTCCGATGACTGTGGAATGTGCGCATTCATCTCATCTCCATCAAAATCTGCGTTATACGGGCTCGTAACGGAAACGTTCAGACGGAAGGTATTGTACGGAAGTACACGGACACGGTGGCCCATCATCGACATTCTGTGCAGAGTCGGCTGACGGTTGAACAGAACGATATCGCCGTCCATCAGATGACGATTGATCGTGTCGCCATTGTACAGTACAAGCTCCTTTGTGTTGACGTGCGCCAAGCTGATCATTCGGCCATCGAGACGCTGAATTGTCTTGGCACCAGGATAGACCGTGGTTCCATTCTGAACTAGTTTATACAGCTTATCCCGATTGAAGTCCGTGACTCGCTCAGGAACAGTCAAGTTCATCGCAATCTTGGTCGGTACACCAAGCTCAGCGATTGACAGATTCGGATCCGGTGTGATAACTGAGCGTGCAGAGAATTCCACACGCTTACCCTGAAGATTGTAGCGAATACGACCCTCCTTTGAGCCCAGGCGCTGCTGAATACTCTTGAGAGGACGACCACCACGCTGTGCTGAAGGAGCAACACCCGGAATCTGATTATCAACGAGTGTCGCAATGTGGTACTGAAGAACATCCGTTAGCTCATCGATATAGCCCTTGTTAGTCTTGCTGCCATCCGCCTCCATCTTGGCCAGCAGCATCTTGTTAGTCTTGATGATCTCAAACAGCTTGTGCGTCAAGTCATCCTCTGAGCGCTGGTTGTTCTCCTGAACGACTGAAGGGCGAACCTGTGGAGGCGGAATGGCCAGAACAGAACAGATCATCCAGTCAGGGCGGCACCAGCGAGGATTGAATCCCATAAAGGAAACATCCTCATCTGTAATGCGACGGAAGAGTCGCTGTACATATTCCACCTCCAGCGGCTGCTTCATTCCAGGAACTGTCACGTTTGAATTGTTGATCTCATCCCACTCTGCAACAATGCGGGCAATGCCACCACGCTTATACCTGTCAGGCTGACGAGCACCGCAACCGTCCTCCGTCTCCTGGCCGCATCGCGTGATATTGTTGCAAGCCTCCAGCAACTCCTTCCACTTTGCCTCACCCTTCTTGCCCTTGATCGACGTCCTGTGCTCCTTGTCTACGAGGAGTTTACTGCAGCGGATACAGACACAGCTGAGTACATTTTGAACCATCGGCAGGAACTGAATATAGTAAACAGGACGAGCCATTCGATAATGACCAAAGTGTCCAGGACAGTTCGTATTTGACTGACCACACGAACGGCACTGCTTTCCATTGTCCAAAACACCCATTCGCGGATCAAAGAGACCGCCAATCTTAGGCTCATTTCCTTCATAGGTCGCGTTCGAGGTGATCTCCACTACCGAACGTCTCTCAATCTCATCAGGGCTGAAGATGCTAAACTGAATGCCTAGAATAGGCTCCACTTCAGGTTTTGTACGTTGAGCCGCTGACATCTCTGAGGTTATGTGTGTTCTTTTCTAAGCCGGGAAATCAATCAATTTTAGGCCATAGATTTTAGTGTTGCCTGTTTAGGCCACATAAACAATTAAATGTGAATGTATCTAATGATTCTTACAGAAGAGCAACCCATTTGTACAAAAGACTACTATGACTATTGTGTTTCCTTGTTGCAGAGGATTTCAAAAGAGACTATGATTCAAACTCCAATTCTTTTTAAAAAATCCACAAATGAAACAGGATTTCGAATTCTGTATAACTATGAGCATACCTTGGTGAGAAAAGGTGGTCGAGATTTACTCGGTGCATTTGATGGTGCAATTCCAGTTCTTCAAAAACCCGACGAAACCTATTTAATTCGTATTATTGGTCTTGATCAATTGAAAACTGCAGATCTGATTATAGAGTATAGCAATCCAAATATAGAAAATATTAAATCATCTCTTGATATAACTCTTATTGAACTAGCAAAGAAGCTTGTTTATATTGCACCTTGTTTATATACACCCTCTTTATCAAAAGGTGTTAGAACCAATTCAGTCATAACAACCTTTATCAATGATCAAGAGCCACGCCGTAAAAAGTTGCTGTATTCATTAATGATCAGCAAAGTATCGTGTACAAATGTAAATAATTGCTTTACTAAGAAAAAAATCCAAGACTTATATCTGAAGACAAAAATTCTTATCAATATCCACCAAACCGAACATCATCATACATTTGAAGAACTTCGTGTTCTTCCTGCACTTCTGAATGGTACCATTGTAGTCTCAGAACTAAGTCCACTCTCTGAACTTGTTCCATATGCAAAATGCGTACTTTGGGTACCTTATGATAAGATTGTCTCTACAGTAAAAGATGTTCTTGCTCGGTATGATGAAGTCCACAATCAGATTTTTGGCTCACTCGAAAACCGTCAGATTTTAGAGGGGTTAGATGCAGCCAACTACGAATCCCTAAAGACGAGCTTGCAAACACTCCTATATAAAAGTCAGATGGAGGCTAAATATATCGAACAAGATTATGACCAAGGTGTAGATCGAATCTACACCTATTTCCCTGCGCAATCGTATCATCTCAAGACAAATAAGCAAACAGTAGATCTCATTCAATGCAAAGACTGTCAGATGCTGTTTCTCGATGGAGTTCTTCAGAGTTCAACTAAAGATGAGATGAACTATCATATGGCTCTTGTATTTCCATTACTTACTTCACTCAAGAACAAGAAGAGAATTTTGCTCTTAGGAGCTGCAGAGGGTGCAACCACTCGTGAGATTCTTCGGTGCGGTGAGAATCAAATTACTTTTATTACAATGGTTGACTATGATTATCAACTTGTAGAACTAATGTGTGAAAAAGGTCAAGCGTGGTCGCAGGGATCGTTTCAGTGTCCTTGTCTGAGTATAATTTATGATGATGCGTGGGAATTCACTAAAGAAGAAGGAAACTATGATGCTGTAGTTATTGATTTAACAGATCCAGATTTTGAAGAAATGAACTGGTCAGCACTTTTGATGCAAGTAATGCAGCGAATCTATACAAATAAGGGTGGCTTCGTAATGAACGCTGGTGGCTATGATCCTCACAATTGCAGTAGTCTTAAGATATTAAAAAGTATACTCGATCATCTACTTCAAGCATTTCCTGGCTACCAGTATATATTCTATACTACGCTGGTTCCCAGTTTTGGATCTGAATGGTGTTTTGTTGCAGTCTATCACTATGAACAGCCACTCTCTCTAAAGCCTGAGTCGAGTTCTTTGCTTTCTATTCCTGCGTGGCTCAGACGTCAGATTTTAGAGCTTGATGTTGCGCTCCTATGCTAACTAGGCTAAGTAGGTCTTGTAAAAAGAATATAGGTCATTGTATAGACCGTCATCAGAGATAACGATACAGTATAGTGAAAATCCTGATTTTTCAGAAGAGATGCAATGCCAATGGACGCAGCAACCATTCCAGCATCAGCAGCGATAATCTTGGGTCCACCGGAAATATATGTCTTGAAGACATCAATCATTTCATTATGTCCTTTTGGTATCGGTTTGACCACAGCTACAGCAAAAAAGACATCGTGTAGTATCTGAATTAGTATAGCGACTGCAGTAAAATACCAGATGTTCCAGCCTTCCTGATCCTGAAAGAAATACGTGTAGACATAGCGAGCAATTGCAATGCCAATTAGAATGATTGAGACATCCGATAAAACAGCAGCCAAACCAAAGTCATCGTACCACTTATTAAGAGATGTACCTGCAATTGAAGATGCATATCGTGTAAAAAAGATTACAATTACATCAACTAGAAGTGTAGCCGGTACAATGTAATACCAATCCTCGCTCGCCTTGTAATTTCCTATGTTCGCAGTCTCCATCTATCTAGACACAATTTTTGATTTCCAATAGTCCATCGATAACTTCTCAAAATTCCATTCAGTACTCATAATACGATCGTACTCCATCTCAAGATATTCCTCAGATAAATCTGACCAACTATGAATCTGAACAATCGGCAGCTCATTAAATTGATCATAGGTCGCGTGATTTCGTACAATCGGTATCGATCCTAGATACAATGTCTCCCAGAGACGATGAGTATCATATCCATTTCCTCGCGGACAAACAACAAAGCGACTGTTGCGAATCTGTCTGCAATAGTGTATATACTCCTGACTGTGAGATTCGTAGGTCACCCAAGGCTGATCTTTCAGATAATGGTATGTGACAAATCGTTCACCCATCCACGTATCGATATTAAAATTCATATAGACGTGATTTGTATCGGCCTTTGGCTCCTGTACAACTTCTGCCATAATATCAATACAGTCAGGTCTACAATTGGTCTGCATTCCTAGTGGAATTGAGATAATGCGAGAATCTGAAGACTCGTTATTAGTTGCGAACCACCGATCAAACTTATCAGTATACAGGGCAACAAGAGTATCATTTACATCTAAATCTGAACGACCTGAGATCCAGATTCGTTGCTCAGGTGGCCACGTAGGTGGATGCAGATTACCCTGCCATTGAATCTGACCCTTTTCGTGCAGGCAATCTGATTTTAAAAAGATACAGCGATCATCTGTTAATTCCTGTAGTCGTAAATGCGTGACGACATCCTCAGGTCGCCACACAAAATCTTGGAATCTCATTTAGAGATACTATATACAGTATCTTTAGATGTGGTCAGTCTATCTTCTGGCTACAGTAGAAGCTCCTGTGCACACATATGTAGGTGCAACCATTGATATTCATCGCCGCTTACGACAGCATAATGGTGAGATCAAGGGGGGTGCACGAGCAACGTCCAAGTTTCCTGGAGGCTGGTATCGGGTCTGCTATGTCAGCGGATTTGAGTCTGAGCGCGAGGCGCTACGCTTTGAATGGTGGTGGAAGCGGCGATCTATGAATTTGAAAGGATCTGCTTTGGAACGACGACAGACTGCATTATCAGCAATGATGGATGAAGCCTCGGCTGCAGGCGATACACTTGAACTTCACTTTGAGTAAACCTAACCTATTTTTTTTATAATTTCAGATGCCGTTAAACTTTCTGCAGTAGGAAAATCCTTTTGAATACTCTTATTTATCTTATCTACATATTTTTTGAATTCATCAAATGATTTCATATTAACTATATCATTTGACCAAAAATGGTTTCTAAATTCATCAAAAGGCTCTTTTTTTAATACCTCTTCAAAATCTGTTTTATATTTACATAAGAGATTCAAATCTCTTACTAATTTATCCCTATAATATTGTTCATAGTCTTTTCGTATAAGTATATATACTACATCAGGTGTGAAAGGTAAATTATCTTTTCCCTGAAGTCCAACAAATACAATATTTTTATTCTTAGATAATAGAATATTAATATCTTTTATTACACCCTTTTGAACTGTATCAATCCTTTTATGTTTTTTCCAATTATTTTCGTAAATATCATCTAAATCATACCCTTTAACTGATAAACTCTTTAAAAGTGTTGTTTTTCCTGAACCGGAAGCACCAGTTATATAAACTATCATCTTATTATAGATGCTCGTTTAAAATCTGCAAGGATCTAAACCATTTAAATCCATTTATCGTGTAAATGCTGGTACATCCCTTCGGCATTTCCTCTGTACAATGCAATCCAGATGGAGCAATTTCCAGATCCACAGACTATATATTTGCATTTAGCCATACATAACGTGATGGCCAGAAAATACTTGGAAAATTCATAGTTATCTTCTTTAAAGACCTTATCGACTGTAGTATTTGACTTTTTGATATGGCGAATTTCATCTTTAAAATAAAATGAATTTGGAAATTCTTTTGAAAATAATTCTAAAAATTCCGTTTCATCACTCTGTAGAAGAAATTGTATTGATGGGTTCTCTTGCTGTATACTCTTGGCTTTAGCTAGATATTCATCATACGATGACAGTTCAGTTTCCGTTGCCTTGTCATTGCCTCTGTAAAATAAAACACAGAGGTTGCTATAGTCCAGCGAATACTTGGTTTCAATTTGTCTAAGAAGTTCTTGAATTTCGTGTGAAGGACTAAAATATTTTGTTATAAACGGTTGAATCGCTTGAAAATGAAGTTTCTTGTAGTCAGTCAGCTGGTACCATTGTTCATAGTTAATGGGTCCTCGAAACGGAAAGCCACTCGAATCTGTAGTAAAGTAGGTGTCTACAATGGATGCCTTGTGACTCCTTGGCGGCTTATACCACTCAAATTGCGCAGAACTGTCTACGATTAGCGGTAAGCTACGATTTTTATTGAAATACTGTATAATCTTATCGAGGCGAACACTGCAACACGAAAAGAAGCCACTGTTGTGTGCTATGACAAGTGTAGTTGGCGGTGGTTGCTTCTTCTTCTGCGGGCCTCTGAGCCAAGAAGACATCTAGTTGGGAATTGATAGAAGTTTAAACTGAATCAAACACAGTTAAGATTCTTAAGAATCTTGATTGTGGTTTTGTATATTTTTTTGCCAGCCGTCGCTGGTGTGCCAGCCGTCGCTGGTGTGCCAGCCTTTGCTGGTGATCCAGCCTTTGCTGGTGATCCAACCTTTGCAAGGTTGCGCGTTTAGTTGGAGTACGCGAGACCGCCCATTCCTGACATAATGCGGAGCACGTTGTAGTTTGTCGCGTAGACACGGACCGTGGAGCTTGTCGCGGAGCCAACAGCGTTGTTGGAGACCGTGAGGAGGAGGGTGGTGTTATCAATACGGGACAAGTTGCAAGTGCCTGAGGGTTGGTGCTGCTCGGGCTGGAGAGCGAACGAGTAGACGTTGATACCAACGCAAGGCACGTTGGTGTGGTGCTGGTAGGGCTGCACCTCGTTGAAGTAGCGTCCCTCGCGGACCTGGAACCGATCGTGGCCGTTGAGCTGGATGAGCGCCGTGACAACCGGGTTGTTGCCAGCGAGGCCCTCAACGCGTGTGACTGAGTAGCCAGACTCGAGGACGGCCCGGTCCCACCAGTCGGAGTAGTTGAACGGCTGCTGTCCCTTCCACTGGTTGACGACGTTGTCGTCGCAGGAGACGAAGGAGTCGCGCTGAACGACCCAGATGAGCTCCTTGCAAGGGTGGTTGAAGTTCAACTTGAGCTTGTTGCTTGAGGAGGTGATGGACTCACCGCCAGTGAACTGGAGGGTCTCGATGAGGTACTCGTGGGAGACCTGCGCGAACTTGCGACGCTCATCAGTGTCGAGGTAGATGTAGTCGACATAGAGGGAAGCAGCGACGAGGCCAGCAGCTGAGACACGGTCGCGGACCGTGTGGGGGTTGCTAAGCTGAGGGGAGATGTCCCAGCACATGTTGCGGATGTCCTGGAAGTCGAGGTTGATACGGACCTCGTGGTATTGGAGGGCGATCAACGGGAGAGCAAGACCAGGGTTGCGGTTGAACCAGAACTGGAGCGGGATGTAGAGAGTGTACTCAGGGGAGCACTTGAGGCCCTCTGAGCTGGTGTTGGGCTCGCCGCCGGCGCAGCTGTTGTCGCAGTCCTCGCCACCCTGGGTGAGCAAGTTTGTGAGCTGGGGGGTGTTGCCAACCATCTTGGCATAGCCGGCCTGCTTGCCAGGCTCCTGGGTGAGCTCGTTCCAGATCTGGAGCCAGTCGCCATAGTGCTTGTCGATGCGCTGGCCGCCGATCTCGAGCTCGACGCTCTTGACAAGTTGGTGACCAGCCCAGTTGAGCCAGCGGAACTGGGCGCCAGAGCCGTCGCTGGTGAGGAGAGTGACTGAGGGGAGAGTGGCCTGGAGGTACATACGGTAGATCAAATCACCGTTGCGCTGGATTGTGCAGGTGACACGGCGACCGAAGCCCGGAGAGCCGTTGAAAGGGTTCTCGATGGACTCCATCGCGAAGTTGGTGTGGCGACGGTAGACCACCTTGAAGAAGGTGATCTGGGGATTGCCAGTAAGGTAGACGTCCTGGGCACCATAGGCGACGAGCTGCATTAAACCACCACCTGTCATTTGATTATAACCCTGCCAGAGAAAATAATTTTCACCGGCGGCGGTTTTTGGATTTTCCGGATTTTTACACGGAGGCAAATTTTAAGTTTACCCGGGATGAACTTTCAAGACACAAAGACGCATATGTTTGTATACAAAAAGGGGCTAAAGACCCTATCTAGGAAGCCTATAGCAGTCAAGCTATGAGTGATCCCTTCTTCAAGATACGACCCTCAAAGCGGTCGAATCCAGAGGCGCGTACGACTCTAGATACTGTTCATCAACATTATTTATCTAAGATAAAGGACGTAGGTGAGCAGATTGTTGTCTGGAAGGATCAGCAACACCAGCTTCAAGAAAAACTACAGCAAGAAACGGAAGAAATGCAACGATACCGAATTGAACAAGATATCAAAGAAATTCAGCAAAAGATTAACCAAGTTGACAAGAAAGATGCGATGTTTGACTATTTTTTACAAACAGGCGATCTACTTTTTCAGTATTACGATATTCAAGAACGAATTCACCGTGGTGCCGACAATGTAATCTCGGTTGCCGAAAGAGCTAGACCCGGAAGCGTTTTTGAAGCTCTTGAAAATGCGTCTAAGCAAGATATCAGCGACGGTGTCTCTCAAGCTCCAATAGTCGTTGTCGCAGCCCAAACGCAAAATAAGGAAGAAACCCTCGGCCGCGATCAGCTTCTTGATCAGTACTTGCAGCGAATGGATCCTCATTACAATCGGCCCAGCCACGCTCTCAATGACACGTCCTTTCAGTGCGATGGTTGCGGCGAGGATATGAAGGTATCAGTCAATGATGCAACAATCTCGTGTCCCGAATGCGGATTTCATAAGCTCATCCTTATGGATTCCGATAAGCCCAGTTATAAAGATCCGCCTCGTGAAGTATCCTATTATGCGTACAAGCGTATTAACCATTTCAATGAGTGGCTTGCTCAGTTTCAAGCCAAGGAAAGCACGGAGATTCCTGAAGAAGTGTTCGAGGCCATTCAGACTCAGATCAAGAAGGAGCGTCTACAGGCATCGTCATTGAACAGAACCAAGATTCGTGAAATTCTCAAGAAACTCAAATTCAACTCCTATTATGAGCACGTTCCGCATATTCTAAGCCGTCTAAATGGCCACACTGCACCTGTTATGGACCGCGAGACCGAAGAAAAACTGCGGTATCTCTTCAAAGAGATTCAGCCGTCTTTTCAAAAGCACTGTCCCGCAGACAGATCCAATTTCTTATCGTATTCCTACGTTCTGTACAAACTCTGTGAGCTGCTTGAACTTGACGGATTTCTTCACTGTTTTCCTCTTTTAAAGAATCGCGACAAGCTGTACGCCCAGGATAAGATCTGGGAGAAGATCTGCAAGGATCTACAGTGGGAATTTTACAGATCTATTTAGTCAGATTAGCAATCTAAAATCTAAACTTAGATTTATATCTTGTTTTGTTGGGCAATTTGGTTCGATTGCTCAGAAAATGTAAATATTTTTTTGATAAAGTATATTGATCTTTTTTAATATGTTTTAAGACTTCCAAGCGTACTTTCATAATCATACCAACTTGCCATATCCGTTTATGCGTGTATTTCTTTGACTTGTATAATTTCTCAAGCTTATTAATTGTATCTTTTACATTTTGTGTTGTAGTATATTTAATTTGTATTGTATCTTGTGGATTCTTATCAATATACACATCAAATGATTTACTTGGATCATTTGGATTGTATAAAAATCTTCTTTTTTGTGTTCTTTGTAATGACTTCATACAGTTCCTTAAAACTCGATCATAAATTAATCAGATTATTGATGAACGAAATGTTAACCAAAGGCCAACTGAGAGCAAGCTTCCCACAATGAATCCATTGCCCGCACTCATTAAAGTTTTATCTCCTAAGTAATAAAAAGCCAACGGCATAATAAGATATGACAAAAGGATATAAAAGACCATAACAAAAATAAACATTTGGAACCCCTTCATTTTCTATCCTATGTATATCTTTATCTGATATTCAAGAGTCTCATTCCTGTCGACTTCCTTACTGCAACATCAAGACCAAACATCAGGAAAAGCCCCGTCATTATGAAAGCAAGCATCTCCATCTGAGGATTTTCTGCGGCTTTTCTGTATTCCAAGTCATCTAAACGAGCCATCAGACTGTCTAGTTTGGATTTCATTGCATCGATATCACTTTGATCTAGCCCAGTAAACTGACTGCTCTTTGGTGTGTACGTAAAGGCAGTTCCAACTCCATTTGATAACGGCTTCCATCGCTGCCGGAGTTCAGGAGCAGCTAACGGCGAGTTTGTCGCCTTGCCAAATCCAGTCTGCTCAAAACTCTTGGCAAAGTCAGCATCCAGCATATATCCATTGGGTGCATCCGTACGATTCGAAAACTGTGCCTTCGTATCCTCAGAAGGATTCTGGAATGGCTCAGCACCAAAAAAACTCGGGGGGTTCGGGGATAATGCTAACTTGAGCGATTTGGGCGGCGGCAATGAATTCATTGCATTAAATCCAGTACTCTTCATTTTAAAAAGTGTATCTTGATTAACTAAATTATCAAGATTCTCTGAAGAGTTCAAAGCAGCCACAGATCCCATTCTCTTCACGGCCGGACGGTCTGGATCTGTCGAGTTCTGCGATCCATCTTGAAATCCATCTGTCGGAGTGCCAACAGTCATTTGAGAGCCATCGATATCCAAAGTACCATCAGCATATGGTAAGCTAGAAGGCCTCACCTTCTTTTTCTTTTTTATCGGCTCTTGGCCAAATGTTGGAAACGCATCTTGCAGGGAAGCAAAGTCCATCCCTCTTCTAACGAGAGTCGATGTCTTTTTGCGCATTTGTTTCTCGCTTGAAGCCAGAATGGCTTCAGTTGCCTTACAAAGTCAAGAAACAAGTGCAACTCTTCTTGCCTGGATGGATAATGCTCACTCTGTGCTTGAAAAGCCTGCAACTGTTTTGACAGTACTTATACTTATTGTAATTGGCTCATTTGTCGAACTAAGTCCCCGGAAAGACCTTATGATCCTATCAAATGTCGTGGGATCAAGCATCTTTTTTGTAGTTCCTTTGCTTCTAGTGCTCTTTCTTGATTGGGCTACTGGTTTACTAGCAGCAACGGTTGCTCTAATCATCTTTGCACGCATTCAGACAGAAGATGATGAAGAAGGCTTTGATGTAAATCAACCTGTTACTGATACAATCAACTCCACCAAAATTGTTAATACAAGTAAACGGTGGTTTGTAGAAAAGGTACTAGGTGAACGTCCTATAGCCATTTCTGCAGATAAGGTTCTAACATCTGCCATCGCAGATTCCGATAATCGCACTAATTCGGGTAGCGCAATGTCATCGTCTGGACCCTCCGATTCTTCATCTTCAAAGTAGATGGATTTAGACTCCCTAGATCCCGTAGGGGCAGTTGATGGAATCCTTAGACTTATACTTGTACTTGCATTGTTTGGATGGAATGTGTTTGAAGGGTTGTCTCTCCGGACACCCTATCCCGCAACAATGGTTGCACTCTGGGCATCTCCTCTTTGGCGAGCACTCCTTCTCCTAACTATTTGGATCGGTGCAGAATGGTGTCCACGTGTCGGTGTATTAACAGCTGTTGCTGTATTGATGTATATTGTAAATATGATTCAGATAACATAAATTAGTATTGAACGTTAGATGAGCTTTGGCGGTCCTCCTCCATCAGCTGCTACCCCTTCGGGGCCTTTTGAAGCTGCGATAGTACAAGTTGCTTCCTCACCTTATACCATTGCCGCTGCGATCTTTCTTTTGAATATTGGAGGTCGTTTTCTGCCTGCCGAACTTTCCAAAGGGCAGGAGAAATTCCTTAATCAGCCGTGGTTCCGCCGATTAATAATTTTTGTTATCTTCTTTGTTGCAACACGCAATCTTCTGATAGCAGGAACTCTTTCCATCATAATGATTCTTATTATCAGTTTCTTGTTAAATGAATCAAGTCCTCTGTACTTATTCAAGGGGTATCACGAAGAATCTGTAGGGCAACAAAAGACTGGAGAAGTAATGACACCTGATGAGCAGGAAATTTTCAAGCGACTCACTGAAAAACACGCGAGGCTGCAGCAACAGGCAGGGGTACCTCTTGAACTCGCCAAACCTGACACAAGCAGACACATCGAAGCACATAATAATTACCAAAAAACTCTTAGAAATCTTTGGTTAAAAATGTCTACCTGAGTTTACACATCCATTGATAACATATTGCCTACCGGCGCTGCCTTGCGCCCACGTCTCCTTCCTGAACCACCGCCTGTACGCGTTGATTCAGCCTGACTGGCCAAATCCTCTGAGGCCAAGCTCTGGAGCTCTGCCGCTACCATCGCAGGTTGAACCGAGTTATTTGGCGGTGGAGCCCGACCCATCGACTCAAGTTCCGTACGGCGAACCTCCTCGAATGTCTTCAGAATATCATCTACACCCGACGGCCCCTTCATCTCACGCCTCAGAGGTGCAGCAGATGCCGCCTGCGCCGCAGGGCTAGGATTTGGTGCACCTCGTCCTGAGGATCCAAAGAAGGCGCCCGTTGGACCAGGAGGATCCATCGGTGCTGCCTGCATAGGCACTCCCTGCTGACCCATTCCTGGCGGCATTCCCATTGCCATACCCATAAAGTTGCCAAATCCAGGACCCGCACTCGCTGCAGCCGCCTGCGCCATCTGCTTCGCCAACATCGGATTCTGACGAAGAACATCATCCATTGAGGGCATCTTGCTACGGAAGAAGGAGTTGCTGACGTGGCACATAAATCCTGATCCAGCCACGGCAAAGAGTAGACGCATCTCAGGCGGCATCTTGCCCCGCTCCTTGTACTTGTCATACAGCTCCTCAAAGATCTCATCGAAATCCTCTACATTTGTGTGGACTGATTCCGACCAACCCTCCAACTTGACGTCAAACGGATCAAACTTGTTATTCAGCCACTCCATTCCCGTTATGGCGCCCATCAACATCTGACGCTGGAATCTTAAGCTTGACTCCAGATTACGAGCATCCACCAAGCGAGTAAACTCCTGCTTGATCTCATCGATTGAATTATCCATTGTGAAACGCTTCGATACAGGAAATCCCTTCGACTCCAGACGCTGAAGCTTATTCAGATACTCTGCCTTATCTGCACGCTCCTTCTCCAAATCGCGCGGCGCAGCAGATGTTAGCGATATGCTAGGACCTGCAGATGAACTTTGCATATTTTCATACGGATTGGACTCTCTGTTGATTGAAACTTCGGGCAAACCGAAACTAGATGCCGGGGCTGATGAGTTAGAATTCGACCCCGTAGTACTAAATGTATTTAGTTCAATCGGCTCTAAGTTATCGAACTGAATCGGCTTGTTCGATTCATCAGGCACTGACAGACGAATGGGCGCTGAGCCAAAGGATGGCTGCGCTTGCGACTGCATCGAAGGCTGGAAATCCCGAGACTTGGTCTGATTTGCCAATAGATTCAAGCCCAAATCATCATTTAGATCATTCACTTCAATTATATTTCCAATTTCAGATGAAATCTGAATCGGGGGGCCTAGCTCCGTAGCCGCATTCTGCAGCTCTTGAATAGTAACACTGCCGCTCATCTTTCTCCGTTCCTACAGTCTTTTTTAAGTATGTCTTTATACGCAAATGTACCCAAATCAAGTTTATAGACAACTATCCAGAATCATACACAATGTATCAGACGCATCGTCCTTCTTCGCCTGCGTCTGCCACCACTGATACCATCGACCATTATCAGACGTTGCAGAAAATGGCTCCAGATACTTTCTTACCCTCTCATTTGAACCGAGCTTACGGTCCTTATAACCCTCATCTCCTGCTGCAGCTCCCTTGACTTTCTTGCCAGCGTGAACAAAGTGAAACGCCGGGCTTTTGTTGTTTGCTAGGAATGTGTCGCGCATCGTAGCAAAAATGAGAATCTGCACTGTCTTCATAACTGGATTCTTATAGACCGGCTGATGTTCAATGTAAATGTGTTTTACTTCCGATAGCTGAGACCAATCTCTTTTTATCCATTCCCGGATGGAGTCGTGCAAGCCACACGTATTTTCAGCAAAGGATGCAGCCTTTTGCTGCTTTGCAAGAGGTAAAGTCGCATTGGCTTCCACACGAGCCAGTAATTCAGGCCGCTTTCCCTTTACATCAAGACCTCGCGCTGTGCAAAACGCTGTCATCTGAGCGATAGTCGGCATCTTCTTAATTGGCTTTCCAGTTTCCTCATCAAAAATCTGCGGTTTATCCTTAGGAATATGCCGCCCGCAGACAAGACCTTCAGGCGCCTTGGCCTTTGCAGGTTTTTGACAAATAGCGCACACGGGCTTTGGACTGTTTGATAAATTCGTCAGATTGACAACTGACCAATGTTTAACAACGACCTTTTTAGCTGCGTCTAAATCGGCAACACAGAATGCCAGATGTTTAATTCCTATATCCAGAGCTAACATCCTACTGCTCTTCAGACAGTTTGTTTAGGTTAGTTAGATGGATAACTCTTCTGATTCAATGTCAAAATCTGCAGGCAGTGGAACAGGTGCTGCTCCTGGTGATAAGACTCCTGGTGATAAGACTCCTGAGCCACAAATCAAGCGCATCAATAACGGCTGGACAAAGGAGCTCGAGAGCCTCTTTGCGGAATGGGCCGACAAGGCCGCCTGCTATCGCTGGATGCACGAGCGCACCGGCCGCATTTTTTACCAGAGCGACCAAAGTCTGATGTTTCCTATTATCATTCTATCCACTGTGACAGGTGCGGCAAATTTTGCACTCGGCTCCGTTGTAAACGATCCTACAATAAAAAACTATGCACAGCTTGGTCTTGGTGGTCTCTCAATCATTTCCGGTATTTTGACTACCATCGCGAACAGACTTGGTTATGCAAGTGGTTCAGAAGCCCATCGTACGGCTGCAATCTCCTGGGGCAAATTTAATCGTCTCATCGGTATTGAGCTATCGCTTCATCCTAAGGAACGTATGGATGCCTTTGCATTTATGAAGATGTTCCGTGTTGAACTCGATCGTCTGATTGAGCAATCTCCGTCAATCCCTGAAAATGTGATTACTGCGTTTGTATTGGAATTTAAGACTGCAACTGACGTTAAAAAGCCGGATATTGCGGGTGAACTTGAGCACACGAAGGTCTTTATTGATACCAGTTCACGTCTACAGAAGATTGCTCAGGAGGCAGCTGTCAATATTGCCTACAAGAAGGGTATTCTGAAGCAACTGGTTCTAACTGATCTTGATGGTAAGATTAAGAAGATTGCTGATGAGACAATTAAGAGTGCAGCATCCGCTGCATCGCTTGCAACCATTGCCGCTGTTCAGTCTAAACTTGGTACAGCAAGCAATGTTTCAAATGTTAATAATGAGACACACGAGAAGCAGAAGGCAGATCGCACGGCTGAGATTGTATCGATTCAGAAGGCCAAGGTCGTTGGTGCCTTATCTAAGAAGTTCGCTGCTGGATCTATCACTGGACCCAAGCCAAGTGTAGCCAAGCCTTTTGTTATGGTAAATACGATTCCTACTGTAATTCCTCAAGACACAATCATAAATGTAGATCCCGAAAAGGAAAAGAATATCTATACTGATTTTACTAGTTCATCGCCAGCTCCTACAGCTGCTACGACTGCTCCAGTCCCTGCTCAAGATGCAGCTGTAATTGAGACAACAGTAGCTGAAACAAAAGTTGAAGAGACTATTTCTGAGGAGGCAACAGCTGAAGTGCCTCCAGTATCTAGCGCAGTAGCACCCGCAGCACCTTTTTCTATTCCTTCTCCTGCACCTGTATCCGCAGTTCCCGAAGCAGAACTTCCTGCTGGTTGGACCCAGCACGTTGGTAAGAGCGGTAAGACGTTTTACTACAAAGCGGAAACTAAGACAACCCAGTGGGACAGGCCTACAGCGTAAGTGAAAGGGCGACTGTATAAACTTCATTAAAAAAGCAAATAAGAAATTCCAATTTCTTGTTTGTTTTTGAATTACTAGACATTTATCCAGGAACTCCACGTTTTCCATCATTTACGTGAACGGGTCTGTCCCCAAGTACGTTGAACTCTCTTCCCCTCGGTGTATTGCGTCCACCCTCAAAAACTGTCGTCAGCGCTGTATTTGTTTCCGCCGGCGCCCACGTTGTCGGATCAAAGGTTCCAAACAACGGCGGCACACGCTCATTGCGAACTAGGCCAATTCCTTTGCGATCATTGGTCGGCAGCACAGTGCACTCATACTCTGTGCACTTCTGAACATCGGATCCAGGCGGCACATACGAACTACTAAAAAATGCACCACCCAGCGAATCCATCTGACGCTTGCGCGTGACTTGACGAATACCCTCTGCATTCGTCTGCATCCACTGCCGCACAGAATTGCCATATTTGGGATTGAAATTCTGTGCACAGTGTGTACGGTAGTCCGTGACCAGACGGCCATCCTCCATTACCGCTGCATATCCAGGAAACCGACTATCCTGAATCGGAGCCGTCATCTTATTTGGAACCTGAGTCGCCTCGACAATTCTCTCAGTATATCTTTGACTGGTCTTTGGATTCAGATCAGGTGCTGTTCTTTCATTAAAGCGTTGGCTGTCCATCTACCGTTAGGTACTAATTAGCACTTATACAATAGGAGCGCCAGTCGCAATCGGAGGGCCCTCCAACTGCACCACCACTTCAGTCGAAGGCTCAATTGCCTTCTTGATGTGCTCAATCAGATCCTTGCGCTTCAGACCTGTCGGAACCTTAATATTCTTCGCCTTCGCAAAATCATTGAGTTCCTTGATTGTCATTGTATCGACATCCGGAGAGAGCTTCGTCACCTGAATCGCAGACGTCTGGCCACTCAGATCATCAATCTGCAGACTGCGGTAGCCTCCATCTTTGGATTCCTTCGTCTCATTGGCTGCCGCCTGCTCTAAAGCTTGCTCGAGCGTCTGCTGGTACTCATCCTCAGGTGCAACTTCCTCAACATCTTCCTTCTGTAGAGGCAGCGGTCCGGAAATAGCATTCAAGTATTCAGGTGTAGGCTCAAACTCACTCATATCTCTCTGCGGAAGCTGCGGCGCCATCGAAAACGGTGCAGAATCCATCATTATCTTAAGATCCGTCAGAATGCCCTCAAAAAGACCAAGCTTGCGCTCAGTCATTGATAGACGATTGTATAAGTAAAAGATAACTGCTCCAAATACAAGTGTAAGAACAATACCGATCATTAAGGCGTCGTTCATTTATTCTAAGTCCATCATCGATGTTTTCAAAGTCCAAGAATCCGCGTGAAGTGAAACCCCATGAAGTGAAACCCCGTTATGTGAATCCGTATCAAGTAAAACGTTTGACTCCAGTAAAATTTCCTGCACACTGCTCATTGTGTTAATTCCTTCAATCACAGTGTATTTGTACTGAATTTCATTCGAATTCTCATCCTTCTCAGAATCTACACACAAGCGTTGGACGTGTCCAGGGGCATTCTCAGCGTGTGAAAACAAGTGAGTACTGACCAAACTCGAGATACGCTCAGATAACCAGATCTGCTGTAAAAATACTTGACTTGCCGTAGCGGCATCTGGTGGATTTGTGGTATGAAAGAGTTCATCAATGATAACCCAACCACGTGTATTTCCTAGACGCTCACGCTTCAGAATTTCACCCGCCACATTGACTTCGCGTTCAAACAAACTCTGAGCACCGGGGCGATCCTCCAATCGCAAACTACTCAAAATCCACTCTACCGGTGTTAATGTACAGCTAGATGCAAAGGCAAACCCCCATCCCTGTGCCAAGACCAAATTAGTCAAGACCGATCTCAAGAAGGTTGACTTTCCACCACGATTTGGTCCTGTGCAGATTACGTGATGAGATGTTGAGCCCATCGTCAATGTAAACGGAACACGGTCTTCTTCGGTTAGCAACGGATCAACACCATCAATCATCTTACAATATGGCGTTGCACTCTGAACCCAGTTGACTGGTACTAGATGCGGTGTCTGACAGATCGACGCAGCAATTTCAACAAACCCAATGGCCTTGTAAAGGCTCGGTAGCAGTGTCTTATCCTCAACGAGCCAGGCAATCGTCTGACGCTCATCACCGTAAAAAGACGGGTCAGGATACCTCCAAGGCCTACGCAGACCCAGCAGTTTCCATTCAGCGGCAATAGCATCCAAACGCTGCAGTGAATCTCTTATTGCTCTCGAACACTCGATCAACTTCTGATCAATCGCATAGCAGTGCTTCGCATTCGTATACGGCAAGTATAATCCGTGTCCATAAGACACAATCATTGAGCCCCATTGCAGCAAGCTTGACATTGAAAAGGGCTTATCTGAAGATCCAAAGATCATCGGCTTCATTGCAGCCCAATATCCTTCCCACGTTATGGGTATTCCATAAACAAAACGCAGTGCAAAGAAAGGTAGAATCATCGTCATAAATGGCATTGTCCAAGCAATAAGAGGAGCTATAAAGATCTTCGAAACTGCAACATACATTAGCAGAAATGGCAAGAAATTCAGTGTAGAAAACTCACCTGTAAAGAGAATCTGCGACCAGTCTTCCTGCTGCGATGCAGAAGCTGTAGCCGGGTCCATCAATCTGAGGATCTTTTCATTTTCCAGAAGATGAGATACGTGATCTCTCCACGTAGGATTTGTATCTGCAATCAGCTTGGCCCAGCCATCTGATCTAGCAATAAGCAGGCTTGGATTCGTGGCACTTCGTTTGCATTGGGTTTTAAATGTATCGCGACCTGACTGAGACTTAATAGATAATGAGTCTAAAACAGCATCAATTCGACACTCTTGCAGTAAATGAGTCGTGTCCATCCTGGTTTGATTAGAGGAATGGAAGGTCCATAAAAAACCGCAATCGCAGAACCTAAACCAGACTCAGATAAACTTCGTCTGGTAAAGATTCTTGCAGAACCTAAACCAGACTCAGATAAACTTCGTCTGGTAAAGATTCTTGCAGAACCTAAACCAGACTCAGATAAACTTCGTCTGGTAAAGATTCTTGCAGAACCTAAACCAATTTTCATTAGTCTTAAGTATATGGCCACGAATCTTAGTATTCAGGTCGAATCGATTTTGGCTTTGAGGCCAACCCTCCGACCAGCCTCTGATGAATTGCGCAAACGTGTTCAGTCCATCAGGGTCAGGAGTGGGCACGAAACAGGAGGCCGCAATGATTCCGTATCTTGGAGATCACGACAGCCTATTCAGACTGGTAAACCTCAAGATACGATGCATGTTGGAGGTGGCCAGGGTCGTTGGAGAACTACGCATACAAGCAATCACGTACCTGCACATATGCAGAGCCAGAGCCAGAATCAGAACCAGAACCACAACCAGAACCCCAGCTCAGGTGGACCTCCTTTCCGGTTTACCTCAAATGTAGCACAGGCTCATATGCAGCCTCAACAAAGCAACACTGGCAGCCCAGTACCTACGACAAATCACGTGCAACCACAGGCACCTGTACAGCCCACACGCTACATTAGCCGATTTCACAACGGTTCCAAGATCGGTGATGATCAGATTCTAAATACGGTTATCCTGAACAAGCTTAATGTATTTAGTGTCAAGACATATGATGACGTCAAGGGATTTCTCTTTCAGATTCTCGGCAGCGACCAGCGTGAATTTGTCCGCGAATTCACCTGGCTTGTCTTCCGAAAGGCCGCTGCAGAAGATAAATACTGCTCTCTCTTCGCCAGACTTCTTGCAGATATTCAAAAGGAATATCCCGTAATCCTCGAAGAAGTGCACGCCCTGCACACAACCTATCTCGATATCTGGGATGCGACCGAGACCAAGGAGACGAAAGTCGACAAGAAGTGTCGTCTCGGATATAGTCAGTTTTTGGCCGAGCTTACGGCACTGCAGGTTTTAGATGCACAAACGATCTCCAAGACTCTCGAGACACTGAAGCGCTGCATTCAGGAATGCGTTCACGATGAAAAGTACAAGGAGACGGTCGAAGAATATTTTGATTGTCTACGGCGACTCTGTTGTGCAAAGATTTCCTACGAAATTCACCAGCTCATTTGTTCGATTTTACAGAAGGAACTTGGCCAGTGGATTGCCGAGCCGCGTGAATCAGTTCCCGGTCTCTCTTCCAAATCCCGTTTCGCCTGTATGGATCTTTTGGATTTACTGACTGGCAAATCTAAAAATACTGCGTAAAGATAGAAATGCCAAACCGTAAATCAACCCGTTCCAGCCGTAAGAATCGCAATACCCGTAGCATTGGCTTCACAGAGCGCTTGTATGGTCCGGTCAATCAGGGACTCGGCGCCGTTGGCAATGTCGGCCTGGAATTAACTAACACTGTTGGCGATGTCTTTGGTCGCACAGTTAAGGGTGTCCGCCGTGTAGGAAGCGTGGTTACTGGCCGTTTTAACAACAGTGTTAGCAATCTTGTTACTGGCAGAAGCCGCAAGAACCGCACTAACCGAAAGAACCGCAAGAACCGCACTAACCGAAAGAACCGCTCCACTCGCAATCGCAGCAACCGGAACTAAATATTTAGTGTCAGATGCCGCTCACTAAATGAGCGAAAATGAACCAAAAATTGAACACGCCCGCGCCATTCCAAATGGTACTAGCGCGTTTTGATGGATCGTAATCTAAAGAAGGAAAACAGGATGAACCGTTCCGCCAAGGATGAGAAGAAGGACGCTTCCAAGAAGCGTGAGACGAATCCAAAGCAGCAGAAGAGGCGTGGTGGTGGTGCTCACAATGACGACGATGATATTGACAGCAAGGGAAATGTCAAGGATCTTATTGCATACACCACTTCTGAGGAGGAGCTCAGCAGTGAAGAGGAGGAAGTCCGGCCAACTCGGTCGCGCAGAGGGTTCCGGCCTATTTCAAAGCGGTTAGCCGATCGCCGTACACCAAAGAAGAAGCAGCCCGTAGTTGAAAGTGAGAGTGAGGAAGAGGAGGAAGAGGAAGAGCCTGTCCGGGTGAGCCGTAGGACTCGCGCCGCTGCAAAGAAGTCATCAAGCCGTAAGAGTCGTAAGTCTGAGGAAGAGGAAGAGTCTCCCACGACCGGTACTCCGGATGAAGAAGAGGACGAGGATTATGAAGAAGAGGAGGACGATGAAGAAGAGGATGAGTATGATGAGGATGAGGATGGCAAGCCTCACAACAGCATTATGCTGAACTTCGGCTTCGGTGAGTCTGAGGAGGATGAGCGAATGATCCCGAAGCGCTACAAGATCAAGAAGGAGCCTCAGATCGTTCAGAACTTCTTCAAGCTAATGACAACTCCGATTGAGACCGAGACGATCGACGACCACATTGACCAGTTCAAGAGTCTGAAGGAAGAGGACCAGAAGCGAATGATTACGGCGCTCGAGAACCGCCCGAAGGCAAAGGATCAGCCCGTGATGTTTAAGATTCTGAATATGAAGACCACTCCGGAGATTCAGGCACAGCTAATGGCAAAGTATAACAACCTCCAGAATATTGATCCCGGGAGCGGTGAATATTACAAGATGCGCAATTGGCTTGAGAAGGCAACTTCACTTCCTCTCGGCATTCGCAAGGAACTTCCTGTAAAGGTCGAGGAGGGTCCTGAGATCTGCCAGGCGTTTATGGCGAAGGCGAAGAAGTGTCTCGACGACGCCATCTACGGCCAGGAGGAATCCAAGCTTCAGATCCTGCAGTTCATTGCCAGCAAGATCACGAATCCTCAGAGCCGGGGAATGAATCTTCTTCTGGTTGGCCCTCCGGGTATTGGCAAGACCAGTCTGATCAAGCAGGGAATTGCCAAGGCGCTTGACTGGCCGTTCCAGTTCATCTCTCTTGGCGGCGACAGCGATGCCAGCACCTTCAGTGGCCACCAGATGGTCTACGAGGGTTCTCACTGTGGCAAGATTGTCAACTCTCTTGTGCAGGCCAAGTCGATGTCAATGGTTCTAATGTTCGATGAATTGGACAAGATCAGCGACACTCCAAAGGGTGAGGAGATCCAGAACCTTCTGGTGCATCTGACGGATCCGACACAGAATGCTGACTTTGAGGATAAGTATCTCTCCGGCATTCCTTTGGATCTCAGCCAGGCAATGTTCGTCTTCAGCGCGAACGACATCAACAAGATTGACCGAGTTCTCCTGGATCGCTTCCTCGTTGTTCAGCTCGAGGGCTACGGCTCAAAGGAGAAGATGGAGATTGCCGAGAAGTTCCTCCTGCCTCAGGCACTCAAGGAGGTGAACCTGGCGGAGCGTGTAGGCATTTCCAAGGAGGTTCTACAGCACATCCTGGAGACGTATGCCAAGGAGGAGAAGGGTGTCCGTGAGTTGAAGCGGTGTATGGAGCAGATCGCTCAGAAGCTGAATATGCTCCGGCTATTCAACAATCCGGATCTGCCTTTCTACATCAAGGACTTCAGCCTTCCGTTTATCCTGAAGAAGGATCACGTGGACAAGTTCTTGACTCAGCGAAAGAAGAATGGTGGTCCGCCTGAGGGAATGTACGCCTGAGGAGATTTCTTAAGCACAAATTTAATTAAACAAAAACACCAGTAAAAAATTGATGACTCATCACTTTTTTATAGTTGTACTCTCGAATGTCTGACTCCAAAACCAAAACGGTCTATGTTGAAATGTCCGATCCGGTCTACGACCAAATCTCAAAATGCGTCCGCCAGAGTTTTCCGAACTCTTGTATTTGTTGGATCGAAGAAGTTCAAAATCCTGAACTCCAGAAATCTTACGATGAACTTAAATTGAAAATCGGAAATGAGAAACTTCTCTTTCACGGAACTTCCGAAGAGGCGATCAATTCAATTGCCGCCGGAGGATTCAATCCAGAGTTCAACAAAGCTTCCGCATATGGCAAGGGAACTTACTTTGCCGAGAATGCATCGTACAGCTTTAGCTATATGAAGCAAGGTCGTGATGGTGTAGCGTATATGTTTCTCTGTACAGTTCTAACAGGCAGAATGTGCCGGGGGTCTAATCAACTTATCATTAATACTGAAAACTATGACTCTGCAGTTGATAATGTAGATAATCCAACCATCTTTGTATCACCGCACAGTGCAGCAGCATATCCAAAGTACATTATTTCGTTTCACAAGAATGCAAAATAGGTACTAAAGCATATCATTTAAACTATCTAATAAAACGCCAAAGCCTAGTCCAAGCATTAAAAGGCAGCCAAATCCCATAAGAACAATACCCATTATTTGCTCAGAAGACCCTTTATTTCCCTTTTTTTCTTCCCTAGTGTACAAAATATAACCGGGTATGAAAAGTAATGCACCCACAAAAATAAATACGAGCTGTGCTCCAATAACACCAAATCCGAGACCGAAGCCTGTTTTAATTAAAGATTTCATTGAATTTGCCATTCTCTATTAATTAAAAATGTTCTATTTTTTTTGTGATACTTGGCTTTGCTGTTGATTTGTAGCAACTTGAGTATTTGCAGGGACTGTCCAGATAGAATCTTGTTTTTGACGTGCCGCCAAAAGAGCAGCTAATTTATCCTCCATCTCCTTCTTTTCTTGTAAGTTTTGGGGTCTTTCCTTCTTTTCAATTGGACCAAAGCGATTCAGACCGTAGCAATTCATTCTACCTCCTAGGATGACTTTCGCCTGTAAAACAGTACGTAGGATGACTGGCCTAGAATAGGCTTGGACCCGTCCATAATCTGATGAACATTCTCATCATCATAGTTATTCCAGAGGCCAGTAAATGGGCTCTTTACCTGTGCAGTGTAATGACCACCATTGGAAGAACCGTGGTGATCTACAATGGACTGGATTGCGTAGGTTGCCTTCTTGCTTGTTTCCTGGCTCTCAGGGCTGAACCACTTCGTAAATGTCTGGTCAACCTCCGCTTTCAGCTGTGCGTGGCACTTGGTTCCGTTCATATTGAAGCGGCGCACAACAACGATCAGATTGTGCGGCAAGCGCCAGATCTTACGGCTGATCGTCGCTGGCTTTCTTACGGGCTTGCAGTGGTCGCAGCTGTACTCATCGATGGTTTCGACCTTGAAATCGTCTTCAATGCAGTCCTCGAGGGAGGCAGCCTTGAAATCTGGAAAGCCGACCTTTAGCATATTGAAGAGCTCATAGCGCTTGCTAGTATTCGAGCAACCAGAACACTGCACACGAACCTCCATAAGACCAAAGAAGTAGTCAATGATCGGCGAGTATTGCGGAGCTACCTGATCCTTCCAGGCAGTCAGAGCACCATAGACAGGTGAGTCAGGTTGAGCCATCACCTGATAATTCAGCTTGCGCTTCATTCCCTCGTGCAACTGATCAAGCAGAAACACCAGAGCTTCGTGGCTATCGTGAGGAAGGGGTGCAATCATATGCTCAACAGCGGTGCCTTTCAGAGAGTTGCGAAAGTGATGGACGAAACCGGCAGGCCGCAGAAAGACAGGTCGTTTTTCTTCGGGTGTTCCATTCCAGAGTCCCTGCACAAGATCCTTATAGGCCTTACAGAGTATTGCATCCTTATCATCCGTCTTATGAATCCAATCATCTGAATTTTTATGAAAGAAGAGCGTTAGATCAGATACGTGTCGCAGACACTGTAGGACTGCATTAAGATAGCAGGTATTTCCGAGATTAGCCAGGCCAATCTGCCCCTTCTTGACATTGATAGGCTCGGCCATTTTGATACAGTTTGCCACAAAAAATGAACCATTCATTTTTTTTAGCAACTTATACAGCGATGGCATCATCTCAGTCATATCAGACTGTGTACGGATCAGTACTTCTTGATGACATTCACAATTACTTTCCTCAGCTTCTTTACAGGCCTGAGCGATTTCAGACATTGCCGCAAGTCTTTGCATATGTTCATCGGCAAATTGATGCGCATTTCAATCTGGGTGCAAGAGGAATTCGTCTTTATCGGGAATCTGAGTTGCAGACACCCTCTACTTACTTTGTTCCAGCGTCGGCAATGGGTGTACAGCCTCCATCTGTTCGTGTTGACCTTGATGTTGAGCCATTAACGAGCTTTGCTGAATTGTCGGCACTTCTGCCGCTCATTCAGCGATTTATGGGCCCTGCTTCTATGGGAACACAGTTGCGTCCTCGGCAGGAGGATGTTGTTGTTCACGCATCAAATGAGATCATCCAGAGAGCGAGCACGGAACGCACACTGGAGGAGGATTCGGAAGAAGTATGCTCAATTTGCCAGGATGAGATGCACTCGGGTGAGCTTGTTCGGCGACTCACTGTATGTAATCACGAGTTTCATCGCTCTTGCATTGATAATTGGCTTTTGAACAGATCAGTTCGTTGCCCAACGTGCCGATTTGACATACGGGAAACAGGTAGGGTTTCGACTACAGTTCGTAGTCCGCTTCTTGTTCCAGCAACGACTACACCAGGTTCTACGGAACCTGTATTCTCACTGGGTTCTGCAGGAACATCTGGACCAGGGCCTACTTTGGCGCGTCCTCCTTCAGCTCCGTCAATGCATTCCCCTCCGTCGACGACCCCTCGCTAGGTGCTAGTGTTGTTTTAAGTTTCTCCAGATATAAGATTGCATCCATTAATTCCTCCTGCATATGCTGAATCCAATCAGCAGTCTTCAGATCCTTACGATCCAAGGTAACACCATACTTTTTTTGTCCAAACTCAGATCGCTGTATAAATCTTTGGACCACTGTATTTACGATGCTGTCTCCTGAAACTCTAGATCGGTCCATAAAATATATCTAAAGAAAATCTTTAGTTAGCCAGTATATGACATACGTTGCTCCTAATCACTCGTATACTTCATTAGAAGTTGCACTGCTCAAGCAGCTTGATTTACCTAAGATCGAAGACTACACTTTTTTGAAGGATTTTGATGTACTAAATTATATTGGTATTACGATTGAAGATGCAAAACAATATGTTGACTTTATTGTGAATGAATTTCCTGACTTTGTAGAAAAAATGGCGAACCGAACATATAGCGACGCGCTCCTAAAGTTTTGCAGTATTGGAAAGCCTTCTCTTTTTTATTCGAAGGCACTCAAGTCAGTGCTATCTGCTCACGCTGCTCGTTATATCTATCACGCACTTCTTGCAATTAAGCAGATTCAGACAAAGTTTCCTGGACAGAAGGTAAATCTACTTGAGATTGGCGCTGGATTTGGCGGTGAGTGCTTCTGGATTCAGACAATCGCACCTGAAGTTGTGCAGAGCTATACAATTGTAGACTTACCTTTGGTCTGCAAGTTCCAAGAGAAGATCTTAGCACACCTAAATGTCCCGTGCAAGTTCTCTACAATTCCTGATCGCTTTTCAATTGATGAAGCTCCTCTTTTTGTAATCAGTTCTTACTCCTTTTCATCATTGAATATGTACTACCAGGATCTTTACAACAAGTTCTACTTGTCTCGATCTGCAGGAGGATTTATGGTCTGGAATAACTGGACTGGATATTATCCATTTGGATTTCAGTACAGCACGGAGTTTGCAAGACCCAATCTGAATAAAAATACGTTTCTCAAATGGTAATTGAAGATAAATAAATAAAACAAAATCGGCATTCAAAAATGTGGATTTTATTTTTTACTTGATAAACATTACTTTAATGTCTTTTCAAATTCTTTCTTAGCTTCCTCTAGACTCTTTTTATCCTTATTAGCTTGCTCAAACTCATTACAGTCATAGTTAATATACAGAGTAGGACCCTTAGGATAGTACAATGTTATGCGTGAGTTGGATAAATGATCAGGTCCAAGCCAAATACCCTGAAGGCCTGAGAGTTCAATCATTTTTTTTCCGATACGAACCAAGCGCGACATCTTATCTAAAAATAATATTTTATCAGTCTCAATTTTTACGCCAGACTAATCTTGCTCAGATCCTGCGGCAGCGTCTCAACCTCAATCTTGTATAAATCCTGAATCTCCTTTAGCGCCCGCGCATCATCACCAGAGATCAGATTAATCGCCGTTCCCTTACGACCATAACGACCGGAGCGACCGATACGGTGAATATAATTCTCAATCTGCTGCGGCATCTCATAGTTGATAACCAGACTTACCTGCTGTACATCAATACCGCGAGCAAGAAGATCTGTGCTGATCATAACGCGAGTATCGCCCTTACGGAAAGAAGTCATTCGATCCATACGATCACGGACCTCCATATCGCCGTGAATGCAAGTGATAGGGAAACCGGCGGTCGTCATCTTATCAGCAAGCCACTCTGCCTTCTGGCGCTTGTTGCAGTAGATGAGCGCCTGAGTGATGTTCAAGTGCTTGTAGAGATCAAGCAGAACCTCAAACTTCCAGTCCTCGCGATCAAGATCAACACGGTACTGCTTGATACCTTCGAGCTTGACCTTCTCAGGAGGGATCAGAATACGTACGGGCTTATCAAGCAACTTCTCTGCAAACTCAACAACTTCCTCAGACATTGTTGCACTGAACAAAGCACAGCGAGCAGTCGAAGGGAATCCGAGTGCTAAGATACACTGGAGCTGCTCACGAAAGCGATTCTCAAGCATCTGATCTGCCTCGTCTACGATGATCACCTTAATATGATCGGTTATAAGATACTTACGATTCATCAGATCATAAATACGACCAGGGGTTCCGACAAGGAACTGGCAGCCACGCTGGAGTGCACGCATATCCTCACGGAGAGGCGTCTTTCCCATCGCAGCGTACGAACTAATTCCCATTGCGCTTCCAATCTGAGAGGCTACAATCTGAATCTGCTGAGCTAATTCACGAGTAGGTACAAGACAAAGAATCTGGACCTGCTTAATTGAGGTATCTACACGCGACAAGCTGCCGATCGTAAATGTACCGGTCTTACCGGTTCCCGACTGTGCCTGTGCAATTAGATCAGTTCCAGATGCAATCGGCATAATTCCCTTCTGCTGAATTTCGGAAGGCTTCTCAAAACCGTAGGCATAAATGCCACGGAGAAGATCCTGGGAAAGATTCATGTCGTCGAACGACTTGTATTCTTTTACCAAAGTGGGAGTAAATAACTCAGAGGTAGCCATAGCTTATACTATTGGAAATCGTATTCAAGTTTAGGCCCTAGTTGCTAAAGCAACTAGGGCCGCAACTTCGAGTCTATGAGAAGTTTAGGCCCTAGTTGGTTTACCTAAAAAATGAATGCTTCGTACAATTAGAATACTAGTATGGCAGATAATGATGAAGGCAATGGCGCTGATATGGCAGACTTTGAGGAGGACTTTGAGATCGATGAGGGTGCACTTGAGCAGTCTGGCAAGCGTCAGCAAGAGAAGAAAGATCTTGGCAATGAACTTTTAAAGTTTCATCCTGAGGCAAGAATTGATACCGTTGAGAGTACTGCAATGGATACTCTTCTAACGAATGTACCACCTACATTTGCCAATGCAGATGGTCAAGTGGATACCAAGCACAGAAGTGTTCCTTATCTGACACAGTATGAACGTACAAAGATTCTTGGAATGCGCACGAACCAGCTAAGCCAAGGTGCCCGTCCGTATATTGCTGTTCCCAAGCATATAACAATTCTACGGGATATTGCTCGTCTAGAGCTAGAGGCTCGTCGTCTTCCTATTATTGTTAAACGTCCGATGCCTGATGGTACATTTGAAAAATGGAAGCTCTCAGATCTGCTGCTGTTGTAGACCAGGTAGGGGAGGTAGGGGAGGTAGTGGAGGTAGGGGCGGTAGAGGAGGTAGAGGAGGTAGAGGAGGTAAAGGGCCTTGAGTAGACCCTCCTGATGCAGGAATAGAAATTAAACTAGAAGCATCATAATGAATGGGCGTTAAAGTACAAGGAACAGTTTCAGAAATATATTCAGCATAATCAACTGCATTCATTGCATAATGAATCAATTTAGCATATTCCCAAGAAACACTAAGTGTCATTGATCCTCCATCAACAAATGTCTTTGCTGTGTCATTACAGTACGCAGTATAATAAAAAAAGGCTCCGAAGTTAAGACGACCCAGGCACTTCCACGTATCGGTTCCAGGATTTCCCTGTTCAATCCACAAGAAGTCTTGAATATTGGCTGGAAATCCTGTTGGATATTCACCTACCGTAATAAGCGATTGATTAGGCAAAGGAACATATATATCTTTATTTGCGTAGCCAAATTGAGGCTGGCAGAACATAAAAGGAAATTGCATATGCATCGGCTCTATTGTTTCTGATCTGCGAAGTTCACTATTTCGTGAATCAGGAACACTCATTCTTCTTATACTATGTTGGAAAACTTTAACCGGCGATCTAGAAAAACTCTTGCAAGTTTTTTATTAGAAAAACTCTAGCAAGTTTTTAGCCGACAGCTACGCTGTCTAAAAAAACTTCAGACGACTAGCTGGAGGTCTATATAACTTATCAGTTGCTTGAATATCAAATACATCAAAAAAATCCTGAAATTGGCTTACAATTGCATCAACCCGATCTTCAGATGGAGCGTGTACACTTGTCTGAATCGAATAAATCATCTGTTCCTTTCGTGTTATTGCACGCCAAGAAACCGCATAAGCTATAAAGAAATTCCGAAGTGCTTCCGTTTTCTGTTTACACGTAGCTTCAGATTTGTGTAGATGGAATTTGAGGGCATTGAGAGCTATTGTTAATCCTCCTAGATCCGCCCAGTTTTCACTAAGAGTGCGTTGCCCATCTAGATGAAGACCATAATGCTGAATCTTTGAGAAGACTTTGGATACTTTACGAGTACGCTTCTTAAATTGATTTCTATTTTTACGAGTCCACCACTCCTTATAGACTGCATTCGGATTATAATGGCTACCTTCAAGATCAAATGCGTGTGTCATCTCGTGTCCAAGAGTTGCGCCGATTCCTCCATAATTCCATCCAAGAGGTGCATCCTCACAATAAAATGGCCACTGTAAGATGCCCCAAGGGATAACAATGTGATTAGATTCACTAAAATACGATGCATTTGCATCATAACACGCATACACTTCTTTTTGGTCGCTAAATGCTGGTTTTCCTAGTAAAAAGTATAATCGTTTCGAGTTTGCCTCTTGAATTTTAAAGTTTGCATCCAAGAAGCTCTCGGTTCCAAATCGAATAGTAGGTAGCGGAAAAGTAGCAGTTGATCCTAATTCAAATTTCATTCTGTGAATTTTTTCCTTGACTGCGCGAGCTGTTTGTTTTCTAAAAAGAGTAGTATTATCAATGATATTTATTGCAGAGTTTTTAATATCCTGTACGAGATGTTTAAGATCATCAAGAGATCGTTTCTTTTCTTGAGACTTTGCATATAAAACACTTAGAGACTCTGGAACCAATTCCTTAATTACATTCAAACATTGTGTTTCTTTTGAAGGAAGTTCCTTTGAGCCTTTTAGAACTGTAAAGAAAAGGTGTTGGTATGCATCTCGTATTTTATGTGATAGATAGGGTGCCGCTGTCACAAGTAAATGAAAAGAAAGAAGTGCAGTCGGCAACTCAGGTTTTGCGGTTGCGTACCACTGCAGCAGTTTTTGCGTCTTTTCAAGTGAATCAATCAGCCAAAAGCGTGTTGTCCATTTGGAATCAAAGCCCCATCCTTCCATAAATGGATCCCACGCAAATTCAGGAATAATAGAATGAAGTTTGTTTCCTTTGACTCTCTTTAGAAATGTATTTGACTGATACAGCAACACTTTTGCAACTTCGGTTTCAGCCTCTATTGCATTCAAAAGAAGTGGTGAATCGAGTTCTAGAGCGCAGAGTTCAATAAACCTAACATAGGATAACCATACATCAGAATTATGAAGTGTGGAATCCAGATAATAAGATAATGGCAAAGCAAGACCACCTGATACGATAGATGCACGGACTTGATACGGTGGCTGAGTCTCTTCCTGTCCAAAAATAGATAAGATGGTCGAAATGCGCATTCTGCAGAATTGACCAAGCATTTTTGCCTGATCTTCTCTTGAATACGCCAGTAGCAATTCCCTCAAATAGATATGAATAAACTCTTCTTCGGTTTTGGGTTTACTGTGAGACCAAAGATAATGAATTGTTTGAATAAAGTCTTCAGGTCTTTTGACTACATCCGAGCTAGGTGGTTTATTGGGAATCGAGTGGATCACTTTGGAAAGTTCTTTATCTGTTAGATCCTCAATTTCATCACTTACACTGTATTGACTACGCCAAGGTGAAAGACTTGTTTCTTTTAACCACCGATGATTCACATACGTGTAAAACCCGTCGCCTGGTCGCTTGGTGGCAGATACTGGAGCTACGGACGGGTTCGTAGGGCATTTGTCTAAATGTTGTCGGGTATACTGTTTTAATTTCATTTGGGTAAGACTCCCTCTGATTGAGCGACATAGATTTTGGTAGATTAGAAAATGTTTTATTATATCTGATATGTGGGACTTTTGTTGCGATTGTACGCTCAAGAAGACTTGATCGGGTAATCGGTAAACTACATAACAACCTTCGACTTGGGTTCATTGAACCGCCTATCTACTGAGAAGAAATATCTGTTTTTGTTTCTTCTGATTTGGCCTCTGATTTAGGAGGATTCAAAAACCCCTCTACCTGTTCAGTCATTAGCTGCACAAATGGGTGAGCCATTGATGGGTCGGTCCAAGAACAGCAGGAATACATATCTGCGCCGGTGTACTGGTACATGTAGAATCCGTTATTCACACAGAGAAGACGATATCCACACGTCTGCAGATGACCCGCAGCTTCACAGTGCACCTGGCTATCATCTGGTGATTGAGACCAGCGAATATAGATAATGGAAGGACGGTACTTGGAGCTTAGAAGGCTCGAGATTACTTCGTGCTCATTGGGAATTTCAATGCGGCAGACTGCGAAGTAAGGATCATCTGATTTCATCGGTCCCTTGAGAGTATTAACCTGTGCAATAATATCAGACCAAGAAATCATAGGAACAGATTCACCCTTGTCGTTCAAGCAGGTACCGGTCTTAGAATCGGGCATCTGTGTTATAGGTAAGATCCACTTG